CGCAGGGTCCGCAGGGCGTTGCGGGAGCTACGGGTGCAACTGGTCCACAAGGTCCAGCAGGCGACACGGGAGCCACTGGCCCGCAGGGGCCAGCAGGTGCGACTGGTGCGACGGGAGCAACAGGGCCACAGGGGCCGGCGGGTGCTACGGGAGCCACAGGCCCACAAGGCCCAGCCGCCTCGCTCAATTATGCGTCTATCGCCAACTTCCCCGCGACCGGCTCAGACTCTGCCCTTTACCTCGCAGAGGACACGTCGCGGATCTACCAGTGGGAGTCGCCCGTCTACGTAGAGATCGGAGTCTCTGGTGGCGGTGGTGGTTCTTCGACTCCATCGGCGGCTGACAATCTCTATCTCTGGAGCAACTTTCGCTAAGGACACATCATGGCTACATCACCAGCATTCGCCGTCACGCCTCGCATCGGTGCCGTCAGCATCGCCACGGCAGAATCTAGCTACACCGCGCCGACAAACGTGGGCACGCTCATCACAGGTGCAAGCACGGGCACTCGCATTGCTGAAATCGTTGTGAAGCTGGCGGCGACGAGCGCGGCGGCTATCGTCCGCGTGTTTTTGTATGACGGCACAACGTACTGGCACTTTGACGAGATCGCGGTCGCGGCTGCGACGGGGTCTAGCACTGTGCAGCAGACCCGCGTCAGCACTAGCTACAACAACCTGATTCTGCCGTCCGCGTCGTGGTCGATCCGCGTGACGACCAGCGTGGCGCAGACCACGCACGTCACCGCACTCGGGGCCGACCTGTGAACCAAGGAATCTACGGACTAGGCGGGCAGATCGTCACGCCCGTACAGGGGCCGTTTAGTGGCACTGCCGATGCGAGGAAGTTGCTGGCCGTGCAGGCACTTATCGTCGCTGGTGGTGGCGGTGCGGCTAGGCGCAACGAGAGGGCTGCCGGCGGCGGCGGTGGTGGCGGCTTTGTTGAGCAAAGCATCGGCATCACGCTTATGACGAACTACTCTGTACAGATCGGTGCAGGTGGATCAGGTGCCACAGCCGCAAACAACTCAGGGGCCAACGGCGGACTATCAGTGTTTGCGTCAATCGTTGCGCTCGGTGGCGGCGGCTCAAACACGGGTGGGTCTATCACCGCCACTGGTGCTTCTGGTGCTGGCAATTCCTTCCTTACTCGGATGTCGTCATTGATCTCGCTCCAAGGCAACACCGGAGGCCAGGGCGTCAGTGCTGCCACCTCTTCCGGTGGTGGCGGCGGTGCGGGTGCCGCCGGTGCAGACTCCACGGCGTCGGCGTCTGGTAACGGTGGAATCGGCAGATCGTCCGCGATCACCGGCACAACCATTTTCTACGGAGCAGGTGGTGGCGGCGGTGGATACGTTGGCACATCGACGGCTGGCTCAGGCGGGCTGACAGGCGGCGGCGCAGGTTCCGCGGACCTTGCTGTCGCAGGGACGGCTGGCGCGGCGGGTACTGGCGGCGGCGGCGGCGGGGCAGCTTGCAATGGAACCGCGTCCAGCAATGGCGGCAACGGCGGCAGCGGCATTGTCATCCTCCGCTGGAACGCCTCGCAGGCAGTCGCCACGCTCTCGGCTGGATTGACTGCCACGCGAACCACGGTCGGCACAGACACGGTAATTCAGATCACAGCAGGCACGGGCACCGTCACTTGGAGCTAATTATGGCACACTACGCCTTCCTCGACGAGCAGAACATCGTCACCGAAGTGATCGTAGGCCGCGACGAGAACGAGGGCGTCGATTGGGAATCGCACTACGCAGACGTGCGGGGGCAACGCTGCCTGCGGACCTCGTACAACGGAAACATACGCGGCGTCTACGCGGGGATTGGCTACCGCTACGACCAGCAGCTCGACGTGTTCGTGCCGCCTGTCGCTGAGTAGGCAGAAACTGCCAGTATCCCGTAGTTTCGGCGTACCGTGGTGGAATGATCCGACCCGGCGACCTACGCGAGCGTGTCACTGTCCAGATCGCCAGCGGCACTACAAATGCCCTCGGCGAGACGGTCCTGGCGTGGTCCGACTCATCGGCCGTGTGGGCTAGCGTCGAGGGCGTATCCGCCCGCGAGGCCCTGACAGCCGGCCAGCAGGAAACCACCGTGACGCACCGGCTGCGGCTGCGGCACCTGCCCGGCCTTAACAGCCAGATGCGTTTCGCCTGGCGTGGCCGCACGCTTGAGATCTCCAGCCTGCTCGAGCACGGCAACCGCACCGAGCACGAGGCGATCTGCATGGAGCGTCGCAATGGCTGAGCAGACTGGCATCAGTATCACGACGAACATCCCGGGGCTGGAAAGCATCCGCAATGCGTTCGTGGCCCTGCCAAAAAATCTAGCCGCCAAGCACATGGCCGCCGGGCTGCGGCGTGCTGCCGAAAAGGGCGGCACGCTCCAGGCCCTTAAGTCGGCAACGCCACGCGGGCCGACTGGCAACCTCCGGCGGTCCATTGCGATCAAGAGCAAGCGATACCCGAGGACCGGCGTTGGCCTGGTCGTCCTTGGCTTCCGTTCTGGCCGCAAGATGAACGAGCCCTACGACAACAAGAAGCTCGGCTACCACCAGGGGCTCGTCGAGTTTGGCACCAAGGAGCGTACCCGCCGCACGCAGGGCGGCACACGGGTGTCCACAGGAAAGATGCCGGTCGGCGGCTCGTACGGCAGGCCGCCTGTGCGGTCGGCGTGGGAGCAGACCCGCGAGCGGGTCGAGTCGCTGATGGTCGAGGAAATGAAGTCGGCTTTTAACGCTGCCGCCCGCGAGCTCGCCGACAAAATCAAGTCACTACAGGGGCCGTTCTGATGGCGCTGAAATCCCCAGAAGCGATCCTACGAAATGCCCTCGTGGCCAATGCCGACGTGCAGGCGTTGATCAGCGGGCGGATCTACCCGCTCCGCTACGTCGGGCCGGCTCCGATCCAGTTTCCGCTGATCATCTGGCGGCGTGCCCGCGTGCTCCGCGAGATGGCTATGAGCGGCCCTGTTGGCCTGCCACGAGTCACGGTGGAGATGTACGTCTACGGCACCACCTACGAGGCGGCGCGAGACTTGGCAGATAAGTGTCGGCGGGTTCTGGATGGGTTCGCTGGCGTTCTCGACAATACGGAGGTGCGGCAGGCGTCCTTGATGGACGAAGCCGACGACCTGGTGGAGATCGACGGAGCGGAAAACTCGCTCTATCTGGTCCGGCAAACATACGACCTCTTTTGGCTGGAGAATTAACACATGGCTTCGCACGCTCAGGGCACGACGCTCACTTTCGGCGGCACGGGCTACACGGTCACGAACATCACCTACTCGATGACCGACGTGGCGGCCGGCGACACTATCGACGTGTCGCACCTCGGCCAGTCCGCTGGCAGCAACGTGTTGACGATGGACCGGCCGCTCAAGGGATCGGCAACCGACACGGGCCGCGAAGTCAGCATTGAGTACCTCGGCACTGCACCTATCACCGACGGTGCCACGGGCACGCTTGTCATCTCTGGCGGGCTGACTCTTTCGGCGGCCGCCACCGTCAGTTCGTCCAGCGTCACGCTGGCGACCAATGACGCCACGCGGGGCCAGGCCACCTTCCGAGTCGCGCGGGTCTAGTCCGCTACGGAGGCTTCCGTGGCGACGTACTCGCAAGGCTGTACGGTGTCGTTTGCCGGCTCTGCAATCACAGAGCTGGCGAGCGTGCAGCTGGAGCTCGGCGGCGGTACGCCCGTGAATCGCAGCGGCAACGCGTATGCCCCCAGCGGCGGCAGCGTGAGCGTCGAAGCTCTCGCGCCGACTAATTTCAACTGGGGCGCCTACGGCTCGCTCAGTATCAGCGGTGGCGGCATCAGCTTGACATACAACGCAGTATGTACAGGCAAGGGAGCCACAGCGGCTGCCAACGATGTGACGCGTTACACGTTCACGTTCGACCTGATTGGATGAACCTATGGCACTGACCAAAGAACAGATTCTGGCAGCGGACGACCTGGGCCTCCTCGAGGTCAAGGTCAAGGAGTGGGGCGGCAGCGTGTTCATTCGTGTGATGACATGCGGCGAGCGTGACAGCTACGAAAACGACTGGGTGGCCAACAAGGGCAAGGGTGTCGAGAACTTCCGCACGAAGTTCTTGGCACGCTGCCTGTGTGACGACAAGGGCCAGCGGCTGTTTACCGACGCAGAGATTGAGCAGCTGGCGAAGAAGTCGGCCAAGGTGATGTCGCGGGTGTGGGCGAAGGCGATGGAGCACAACGCACTTACGGACAAGGACGTGGAGGAGTTGGCAAAAAACTAGCAGTCCGCCCGACGAGAGTTTTCCTGTTTCGTCTGGCGGCGCATCTCGGAATGACGGTTCGGCGGTTATGTCAGGAAATGGACAGCCGGGAGTTTGCCGAGTGGATTGCGATCCACAGGCACTTCCACCCACTCCCTGACACATGGAGGCAGACGGGCCTTGTGGCCAGTGCGGCACTCGCGCCGTACTGCCCACGGGGCAGGACGCCAAAGGCGGAAGACTTCGTGCCGGTTGTGAAAGCACCGCAGCACGATCTGCAGATACAGGAAGCGTTGGAACAGCTGGCAAGAGACTTGGCAGGTGACTAGTGGCTACGGTGATCGGACTCGGCGTGCAGTTCTCGGCCAATGCCAACGGCATGACCAAGGGGCTGTCGCAGGTAGATCGCCAGCTACAGAACCTCGGCAAGCAGGCTGCGGCTGCGGCGTCGCTGTTCGACACGTTCAAGGGTTCAACGGCTGCGGCCGGTGCGGCCCAGCAGCAGGTCGCCACCGACATCGCCTTTCTCGGCAGTGCCCTGAAGACGGGCCAGATCTCCGCCGAGGAGTACGCAGCAGAATTGCAGGCTGTCGTTCGCAGCGCCCAGACGGCCGCCGCTGCGTTTGCCGAGGGGGCACGGATCACGGAGCAGGTGGCCACGGCCGAGGAGCGGCGTACCGCCGAGCTCGAGCGGCTCGGCCAGCTGCTGGCGGCCGGTGCTATCAGCGAGGAGACCTATGCTCGTGCGGCAGCAGAGGCCAGCGGTGCGAACGAGGAGGCCGCCGCAGCTGAGACCGAAAGAGCAAAGGCTCTAGCACGAGCGGCCCAGATCACTCAGGCCAACCTCACTCCGCAGCAAAAGTACGACGCCCAGGTGCAGGAGCTCGGCGACCACTTGGCAGCAGGTCGCATATCGCAGGAAACGTACACCGCCGCGATGGCTAAGGCCGCAGCGGAGTTGGACAGGGCCGCTGGTGCGGCGGACAAGTTCGGGGACTCCGTCGATGGTGCTGGCGACGGCGGCACGATGAAGTTCAACGAGCTTTCAGGCGTGCTGTCTGCCTTGCCGGGACCAATCGGCAACGTGGCAGGACGGCTGTCTGGCCTGGCGTCTGCCGGTGAGGGGCTCAGCAAGGTCTTTGGCGGCGGTGCCGGCCTGTCTGGCGGCCTTACCAATATCGGCGCCTCGGTGGCTGGGCTGGTGAATCCGTTCACCGTCGGCCTCGCTGCGGTGGCTGCGTTTGGTGCTGGTGCGAGTGCGGTGGCCAGCGGTCTGCTCGACCTCGAGGACCGCGTAGAGAAGCTCGGCAACACTGCCGACAAGTTGGGCGTTTCGTTTGAGTTCATCCAGACACTGGAGGAAGCAGGCAACCGCTCTGGCGTGTCGATTGAGTCGGTGAGTAGTGCATTCGGCAAGCTACAGAAAACGCTTGCGGGTGCCGACGAAGAGAGCCGTGCCGCAACGGAGGCCCTCAGCCGGCTTGGGATCTCGTTCACGGACCTTGAGAACCTTAGCCCAGAAGAACAGATCCGCCTGGTGGGCGAGCAGCTGCAGGGCATCGAAGACCCGGCAAAGCGGACGGCAGCCGCCATGCAGATCTTCGGCAAGAGCGGTGCCGACCTGCTTCCGTTCTTTGCAAACCTTGGCCCAGCCGCCGACGACATCGAGCGGCTGGGCGGATCGCTCTCGGCTATTGACCGAGGACGCATCGACGACTTCGGGGCCGGCATCGACGCCTTGGGCGTGGCCAGTTCGCGGCTCGGTGAGCTACTCCTGCTTCCGTTTGTCAGCCTTGGCGAAGGCATCGCCCAAGGCTCGGCAGAGTTCCTTGGCGGCATTAACGCCATCGTCGGGCCGATTGGCGACGTATTGCAGCCAGTGCTGTCCAGCCTTGGCACAGCGTTTGAGCTGGTCGGAGTTGTGATCGGTGGGGTCGGTCGTGTGATCGGGGAAATCGTCTCGCCAATTGGCGATCTCGCCCAGGGGTTCGGGGCGGTCGGGGAATCGTTCAACACGGCGTTTGTGGATGTCGTTCGGTATCTGGTCGATGGCGCTGTTGCGGCCACGGAGTTTGCCGTCTCGTTCTCGCCACTAGGTGCTGTGGCCGACAACATCGAAGCGATCGGCGAGGCTGTCTCTCGTGTAACCAACATCATCGGCACCGCGCTTTCTCAGGTAGGCGAATACGTCGGCGACGTGGTGGCATCGTGGGTAGAGTTCTTTGGGATTGAGGCTGCCATCGAAGCGATCGGCACAAAGATTTCGTCTGTGTTTGGCAGCGTGTCGTCGACATTCGAGACGATCTCTAATGCCATTGGCGGGACGGTCGGGCGGCTGCTGACGATTGCCGAGAACTTCCTTGGCATTACGGCCGAGGTCAGTACCACCATCACCCCCGAGCTTGACCTGTCACAGCCCACGCTTGCGGCCTCGCAGTTCGCCAAGGAGATCGGCACGGCGGCCACGGCCGCGGCTGAGTTCGGGTCGGCTGGATTCGACGCCGCACTCGCCTACCAGAACTCGCTCGAGCAGATCGCCCAGCTGCAGGCCGACGGCACGCTGACGGCCGAGGAAGCCAAGAAGATGGCCGAGCAGGAAAAGGCTGCGTTTGAGGCCAAGATTGAAACGCTGGACAAAGAGGCTCAGTCGCAGGCTCGCGCAGCTGAAGCGGCCCAGAAGGCTGCCGACGAAAAGATTGCAGCGGCAGAGCGTGCCGCAGCTGCAGCCGTTGAGGCTGACCGCAAGCTGGCAGATGCGTTCATTACAGCGCAGGGCCTCGGCGGCGGCGACCAAGCCACGGCCGCAGACACCCTGCTGGCCATCACACGCCAGATCGAAGAGACCGAGGCGGCAATCGCCGAGGCCCGTGCCAGCGGCGACGTTGCGGCAGAACAGGCCGCAACCCGTCGCCTCGCCCTGCTCGACCAGGCCCAGGCGGCAGCGGAGGAGGGGGCTCAGTTCGGATTCTCCACGCAAGACGCCGAGCGGGCGATTGCGTCCGTACGCGACAAGCTCGACGAGACGTTCTCCTTCGTCAACTTTGAGCTCGCCCCCGAGGCATTCACTGCAGCGCAAGAGCAGCTGGCCCAGCTGGAGGCCGACCTCGACGCCAAGGTGATCGACCCCGAGACATTCGAGCAGGCTGCCGATGCGATCCGGTCTGGCTTTGAGGATGCCCTAAAGACAGCCGAGAAGATCCGAGACCTGAACGAGCAGTACGCCCAGCGGGCCGCAGAGATCGAATCTGATCGGCTCAACGCTCTTTCGCAAGCATCTCAGCAAACGGTGCAGGCAACGGACGTGCGGACAAGCGAAGGCGCAAGCGAGTTCCTGCGGCTGGCGACCGGCCGCGAGGATCCGGCAATCTCCGAATACCGTAAGCAGCTTTCCGAGCTTCAGAAGATTGCCCGCGAGATCGGCAAGCTCGGCGGCGTGGTCGACATTGTGGGGGCCGCCTAATGAGCATTGTCGCATACCGTGAGGTCATCCCTCGCACGTTCTCGCACAAGTTCGGAGAGTCTCCAACTGCCGAGATCAAGTACCACGTTACGACTAGCGCGCCTGTGGGTACGCAAGTCGTGCTCAACACCATCGGCATCCTGCACGGCACGCCACACCCTGAGTATGGCTACCTGCTCTGCAACGAGGGGGCTGTAACGGAGCTCGACCGATACCACGTCGAGGTCACCTACTCGTACTCCGTGCCCGCGATTGGCACGCAGGACAGCGACCCAAACCCGCTGGCCCGTGCAGACATCTGGAGCTTCTCGACGGGTGGGGCCGCGATCCCGGCCCTGGCCTACTTCCACGGCAGCGGCAACGGCGACGTGCGTGCCCTGGTCAACTCGGCGTACGACTTTTTCGAGGGCGCGATGACCGAGGAGGCAGAACTGCGTGCCACGATCTCAGGCAACCGAGCCGCGTTTCCTGTTGGCGTGGCGGCCAGTGTCACCAACTGCGTGAACCTCGACGCCTACCTCGGAGCCCAGCCGTACCAATGGAAGTGCCAGGGAATCAGCGGCCAGCAGCAGGTCGAGGTGGTCAACGGGTTTGAGTTGAAGTATTGGTCAGTCTCCGCAGAGCTCGCGTTCAGGCAGAGCGGCTGGCGGCTGATGCTGCCTGACGTTGGCTACAACTACCTCGAGGGAAGCCAGAAGAAGCGGGCCTACGTGGTGGACTCAGAGAGCGGCGAGAGGGTCGCGTCCTCCAATCCGGTTGCCCTGAACAGCAACGGCTCGCTTAAAAGCCCGGGCACCGCCCCCGACATCCTGTACCGCCGCGTCCACCGCGAGGTCAATTTCGCGCCGCTTTTTGGCAGACCGCCGTTCTAAAAGCATTTTTACACACCGAGTAGAGTGACGATATGGCCGAATCCTTCGACGCATTGCCTGGAACACTGAACATCTCGCTGACGACCGGCGATGAGTTCGGCATGCTTGCCGATCTAGACATCGACACGACGGGGTTTACGTGGACGGCCATAATTTACGAAACGGCTACCGCTGTCTCGTTTGTTAATCCGAGCGGCATCAGCACGCAGGGCGCAACTGCCTCTACGTTCACAGTCACTGTCGTGAACGCTGCTGCCGGGCAGGTGAACTTGTCGCTGACTGAGCTGCAGACGGTGGCCCTCAGTCCGGCCACGACTTATCGGTGGTATCTGCGTGGCGTCTCGTCTGCGCTGGTCACAAGGACGTACCTGTCTGGCACGCTGAAGGCGTACGCCCCATGAGCATCAATGTCGTCGTCTCGAGCACTGCTGCCGGCGTAAGCGTGTCTGGCGGTACGTCTGTTGCAATCACGGTGGGCAGTGTCGGCGCGACCGTGCCTGTTACGGTAGGCGGCGGCATCGGCCCGGCTGGCTTTCTGATCAACCCCGGCACTGCCACCAATGCCTTCGGCACGTTCCAGCTGACGGCCGGCGACGGGATCACGATCACCACAAGCGCCGCCCAGTTCCAGATCGCCTCCTATGGCACTAGTGCTGTGTCGAGCCTAGCCCCGGTCCAGAGCGTGGCCGGGCGTATTGGCAACATAGCGTTGCAGGCCAGCGACGTGACGGCTGGCACGTTTGCCATGGCACGCATCCCGACGATCTCATACACGGCACTAGCTGATGTGCCGACGAGCTTTGTCCCGGTTGCCCACACGCACTCGACCAGCGACGTTGTATCGTTCAGCGTTGCTGCCGCAGCGGCAGCGCCGGTGCAGAGCGTGGCGGGCCGCACTGGCGTAATCACGGTAGCCCAGCTTGGCGCATCTGGCACGGCTTCATCGACGACGTTCCTTCGCGGCGACGGCGTGTGGTCCAAGGCTGGCATCGGCGTCGACGATGCCATTGACTGCGGGTTCTTCTACGGCGTCTCCACGCCGACAATTGTCATCACGCAGCATCCTGCAAACCAGACCGCCAGCAGCGGCGCAGCGTCGTTCAGCGTTTCCGCATACGTGACGCACGACGGCACGCCTTCGTACCAGTGGCAGAAAAAAGATCCCAGCGGCATGGCATGGACGCAGCGTGCGTTGCCAAGTGCTGAATGGACTTCCGTAGCCTACGGCAATGGCGTGTTTGTGGCCGTCTCCAATGGCGAGGGAACAGGAAACGGAAACATTGCCGCTACTAGCACAGACGGCACGACATGGACGCAGCGCACGCTGCCATCTAATCAGGAGTGGGAAAGCGTAGCCTACGGAGGCGGCACGTTTGTTGCCGTAACTGCGGGTGCGGTTGCCGCCACTAGTCCAGATGGCGTTACGTGGACGCAGCGCACTCTGCCAACTGGCGTTAGGTACTCTAGCGTGACCTACGGAAACGGTACGTTCGTCGCAGTCAGTAGCGGCGCGTTTTCCAGCGGCGCGAATGTAGCAGCGACTAGCGCGGACGGAAGTTCTTGGACGCAGCAAACTCTGCCGGCCAGCGCGAGGTGGTCGAGCGTGACCTACGGAAACGGTAAGTTCGTCGCAGTGTCGTCTTCCAGTAGCGACATCGCCGCCACTAGTCCAGATGGCGTTACGTGGACGCAGCGCACTCTGCCTAATTCCCGCGATTGGCAGAGTGTGGCGTATGGCAATGGCGTGTTTGTTGCGATTAACTCGTCTGGTTCTTTTGCCGCCACTAGTGCTGATGGCATCAATTGGACGGAAGCCGCAATGCCTTTTGCGGGGTGGAGTCACGTTTCCTTTGGTGATGATGCGTTTTTTGCTGTAGCAAGAACTGGCGCAGGTGCCGCGAACACAGTAGCTAAAAGCACGGACGGCATTGTGTGGGTGCAGCGGTCGCTGCCTGCCAGCGCTCGGTGGTGTGGTGTCGCGTACGGTGGCGGCGTGTTCGTCGCTATCGCCGGGAACGGTGCAGGCACCAGCACAATCGCTGCCAGTTCTGTCGGCTCGTCCGTCTTCACGAATATCGCCAACGCCACGGCATCCGTTCTCTCGTTGAGCGGATTGAGCAAGGCGGCCGACGACGGCGACCAGTACCGCGTTGTCGTTTCGTCAGCTATCGCCGCAAGCGTGACTAGCAACGCCGCAACACTTACGGTGCCGTAATGCCAAACAAGGTTCAACCACGGCGAAGCTACACGTCTGGCGTGACGCCAGCAGCGTCAGAGCTTGAGACACACGAAATGGCTGTGTCGTGGGCCGACGCCAAGCTCTTCACGAAGGACGCCAGCGGCAACCTCGTCACGCTGACGCTCGGCGGCGGCGGCTCAAGCGCCACCGAGATTTTCGAGGCGGCGACCACCGCAGGCTTTCCAGCCACGGGTTCGGCGGGCGTGTTGTACGTCTCGCGTGACTACAGCCGCGTGTACAGATGGGATTCGTCTGGCGTTTACATCGAACTAGGGAACTAACACCATGCCATTCTCATTTCCATCATCGCCCACCGTGGGCCAGACCTCCACGCAAAACGGACGCAGCTACACCTACGCGGGCGGCAACGTGTGGGAACTCACTCCATCTTCCGGCGGCGGCTCTGATGCTCGCTGGGATTTGTTTTTGCCGCCTGCGCCGACAAGCGTCACGGCGGGCGGATTCGACGGTCAGGCCGTAGTGCAGTGGACTGCGCCAACGGTTCTTTCGCAGACTCCGATCACAGACTACACGTTGCAGTTCCGTCAGGGCAGCGGCGCTTGGACAACCTTCACACGATCTGCCTCGACCGCGACGAGCGCAACGGTGCCGGGGCTCTCAAACGGCTCGGCCTACACCTTCAGAGTCGCAGCGGTGAACGGCGTGGGCACTGGTGCTTATTCGGCGGCGAGTAGTTCCGTGACGCCCAATTCCGGCGTGGCCGTAACCTACTTGCTCGTCGGCGGTGGCGGCGGTGGTGGTGATGGTCGCGGTGGCGGTGGCGGTGCTGGTGGATACTTGTACGGATCAGGGATTGCCGCCCTCGCCAGTTCGCTGTCGGTTGTTGTCGGCGCTGGTGGCAGCAACAGCACGAACGGCGAAAACTCCACTTTCGCGATTTCGTCGGAGTCGCTGACTGCCCTCGGTGGGGGCGGCGGCGCGGACGGCCTTAAGGGGCTGTTTACCGGTTCTGGCGAGGCGGGTGGTTCTGGCGGCTCCGGCGGCGGCGGCAGCGGATATCCGCCTGTCGGCGATGGCGGCAGCGGCAGTCAAGGCTACGCCGGCGGTAGCGGCTATGGCTTAGGGGAGCCATACAACGGCGGCAGCGGCGGTGGCGCAGGCGGCGCTGGCGGTACCGGCTACACGGCACCGGGCGGTCCCGGCAGGAGCAACGAGTCTGACTTCCTTGCTGCCGCTAACGCCGGCGTAGATGTAAGCGGAACAAGATACATCGCTGCTGGCGGCTCTGGTGGCTCTTACGGGCCGACACCGGGCAGCGGTGGCGTCGGTGGCGGCGGCGCAGGTGGCAACTCAGGGGCACAAGGCAGCAGCGGCGCTGCGTTCACTGGCTCCGGCGGCGGCGGCGGCGGCAACGGAGCAAACGGCGGTTATGGCGGCTCTGGCGTGGTGATCCTGCGAATCCCAACCACGCACACCGCGACAACCACAGGATCGCCTGACATTTATGTGACCGGCGGATACCGCTATTACAAGTTCACGCAAAACGGAACCATTCAATTCTCCGTCGCATGAGAGACTCCATCTACCTCGCCGCGATCCTCACAGCCGCAGCGTCCGCGCTGCTGCTCTCGGCTCGCGCGGGGCAGGCAGCGATGCGGTGGGTGATTGGTCGGGCGATACTGAGTTACTTTTGACCTATGGCAAAGAAGCCCGACGGCAAGCCTGCAGCGGTAGACCGTGTGTCTTTCACGCGGCCAGCTGCTGAACGCATTGGCAAGGCTGTCCGCCAGGTCGAAGCCGGCGACCGCGACTGCGGGCCGATTGAGTGGGGGCCTCGAGGTGGCGCGGCGTCTGGCAAGGTCTTCAGGATCTGCACGTTCACCGGGTCGTGGGCGATCAACACGGCGAAGACGGTGACGTTTCGGAACGTGACGACGACGCCGAATACGGCGAGCGCCACAAACCTCATGTGCGG